CGTAACGTCTTTGCAGTTCAGCCCACTGAGGCGAGGTCAAGCGTTGCTTGATTGCGTAAAGGAATTCTTTGGCCATACCCTGGGTCTTAGAGACAATCTTGATACGGACATTAGGATCGGTGACGATCCGATATGTCACATAGTCAATGCTAACAGTCATAGACTTGGCATGTTCTGGGGGCATGTTTACCAGAATGTAATTTTTAAAGTTCTTTTCATAGGTCATGGAGCCATGTAGCCAGGCTGGCTCACCTTCCTCAAGCAGCGAGGTAACATTGCGCTGGTGAGGGAATGTCATAGAATTTAGATACTTAGTACGGAATTCCTCGAAAGAGATATTTGCGTCTTCCTCGGCAACAGTCCCTTTTCGGCGCTTGATAACACGCGCCAGATCAATCGCCTCTTTAAACTGAGGATCAGAAGATCGGTAATACTCATAAGACTTGACCGATTTACCTACGGCGCGACAAGCATCTTCTACGGTTACGCCATCGTTGATAAGATCAACGAGGCGCTTTTTAGCATCAGGCGCGGAAAGACTTGCGCCTTCTACGAGACGATACTTCGATGGATCCTTTGTTGCCATTGGCTGATATTCTCCTTTGGCCTAATATCAGACCTGTCCCACTGCGAAGCATCCCCTATGGGGATTGCTATGGTTAACTTAGGGGGCGCCGCCAGGCGCACCTGGCGTCTTTCCCATGGGTTAGCGAAGAGGGCCTTAAGCCCTCGTAGCGAAGCGAACAGTTCGGCTCTTGCGACATCCTCGCTGTGAGGCTCGGCTGTCTAGAGCCGAACTACGGAGCGACGCGAATTTTAATCCCTTACTTATACTAAGGCGGGATAAAACCGCTTTATCCCTAGTTGGGGTGTGTGATGTTCGTCACACTACCTATAAGTGCAGGTCAGAGTGGGTATTGCTATTAAATTGTTATAATCCGTCTCATTATTTGAGACGATTTAGCCCCCCTTATATTTATAAAAAATCGTTTGGTCGATAGTAATAGTATATACACACCCATAGTTAAAACCCTCGGGTTGAACATGACAGTTAGACACGGAGAGCATATATTCGACACGTGCCGAGAATACCGCCCGCGTTTAAGTACGGCACGGCGCTGATCCGCGGGCATTCGATCCTCTTCTTATGTCGTATCGCTACGTAGTGGGGCGAAGGGATGGCGTTAAGTGGTGATGATCTGGACACTGTCTAGATGGCGACATCATGTAGCAGGGGCAAGGCGACACCATAGGCGGACAGTCGAAGAATGGGCAGATATTGGGCAAGACAAAGGTCAATTATCGTTACCAAACTGTTATAATCTCACGCTCAAAATATACGCGACACAACCTACATTTCATTTGACATGCAGAATTTGGCAGGTTTATACTCTCGCTAGTGGGTAAATAACCCACACGAAAGGACTAGAACATGACAACAAACGCAGTTAAAGTTAAAGCAGACGTGACTAACTTGGTAGTTATTTACAAAGAAGGGCATGGCGTTGGTCATGAATACCACGTACACGCAGAAGGTTGCGGTGACATTGTCCGCTTTTTAGCCCAACCAAGCTGGGAGATGTTTGGCACTTATTCCAACTACACAGATTTTACTAATGGACATTTCGCAGACCTTGCTAGTGATTACGTTGCTGATGACGCTGCCGAAGATTATTGGACTAAGGCAACACTCAATGAAGCAGGTTATTACACAGAAATTAAAGCGTGTTGCAAGAAGTTAGTTGCAGACCAGATGGCTCCATACGCAGGAATTGAAGTAACAATCTAATGCTAACCGACCAGGAACTTGTTATGGCGTTTTACCAAAAGAACGCGGGCAACTAATGAAACTCACAACACGCGGACGTGTCGTTGTCTGGCTCTTAGCCGTCACCGCCCTATTCTTGACGATCAACTACCTTAACCACCATTATCGGATTACCACCTGCCACAACACCGCCGACGGCGTAGCTTGTGGCACAACTTGGAAGGATTAAGAAATGAAAATTGAAATTGACGCCAAGTGGCGCGGGACTTTATTAGAAGTACTTTACCCTCATTGGCTTGCGCTGAGAGAAGAAGATAAGGAACTTGAAATTAACAGGGCGGACGCCTTCTACAATCTTATTTCAGAAATTACGAGAGCGGAAAGTAAATAAGGCGAAACGGCTCTCTGAGCCGTCTAGGCGTATCGCGCCTACTGATGAGCCTAACCTCTCAGACTATGAAAGGACAAAAAATGTGCGAAGAATATAACGGCTGGACGAATCGCGAGACATGGGCTGCTGCTCTCTACCTTAATAACGATTACGGCATGTATTGCACGGTACAAGAACTAATCTCCGAGGCTATCGCCAGCAAGGACGAAGATCAGGACTTCGCCTGCTCTACCTGCCTAGCCGAGAACCTAGAGGCTATGTTTGAGGATGTCTGGGGAGACGGAACAGAGCTATCCCATGAGACTTACTCAATGTTTAAGGATATCGGCAGCCTTTACCGTGTGCGCTGGCATGAAATTGCAAAGAACATACTCGAAGAACTTAAGACTCAAGAGGGGGTAAGCGCATGAGTTACGGCAAGTGTTGGGTGTGTGCACGTATTTTGACAGGCGATAGCCAAACACCAGAGAGCAAAGTGAAGTGTGAAGGCTGTGGCTGGGTATCTACTAAGGACGGAGATTATTAAGGAAAGGCACATAGTTGTTAGAGTGTAGGGCAGGGCTAGACCCTGCCTTATGCCCTGCTAACTAGGGCAGGCATAGAAAAGGACGAGACATGAATAAATTAGAATGGACACCGTTACGGGGCAGGATTCAGATAACACCTAAAGGTACCGCCCGCGCTCATTGGTACTACTACGTAGTACGCGAGGGCGCCTATAGATACCGCGCGGGGCGTTATGCCTTTGGGCGCGAGATTGATTACACCAACAACGGGGCGCCTTATATATTCCCTACGGCTAAGCCAGCCCGCGCCTTTTGTGAGGCTAAGGATGCCGCCGCCGTGATAATCGTTAGCAGTGAGGCACACAATGAATAATAGGGCGGTAACCTGCCCCACGTGCGGGGCAGAGATTGAAGTACGGGCGAGCCGGTTCGCCCACCAAACCCTAAGCAACCATGAGAGAAAGGCGCACCAATGAGCGAGATAACGCTAGCCACCTGTAAAGACTGCCTAGAAGATTTTGACACCGTGGACATGGTTTGGCTAAAGGGTTATACATGTATTCCTTGCTATTTCTCCGCCGTGGCGGGTGATGTCTATGAGTAACGCGGGCAGAATCGCCTATTGGAAGGCTAAGGCGGAACTATCTCACCGCCTATTTTACGAGCAGGTACACGACTCTAACCGACAGGATGAGGCAGTCGAGAACCTGGCGAGATTCATCCGCGCAACCCGTGAGGTTGAACGGTTAACCGACGGGGAAGGGATGGAGTGGCTGTATAACTGACAATTACGCCAGCGCAAGGATTTAGGGGAGCGGACAACGGGTAACCGTTGATCGGCTCCCCTTCATTTTTTTAAGCAACGCCCGCGTAAAGATTCCGTGCTTGCCCGCCCATAGATACTTGACAACGGGTAAAGAGCAAGGCTACGCTCTGATAACTGGCAATTACCGCCAGCGTAACTATTTAGGGAGCGTGAAATAATGGATGAAGAATTAGAGCGCGACAAGGCTATTGAAGTAGCCTATCGAACTGGTTATAGTCAAGCATTAAAGGACCTAGGACTAACTGAATCAGATATGGAGAAGAAACTATGATACGACCAGCAGACAGGCCAGCGTGTGCAGAATCAGGGTATGACTCAGAATTGTGGTTCCCAGATCCTTACCACTTTCGCAATGAGGGAAGTAAGTTATTTAAGCAGGCAACGCATGACGCATTAATTGCCATGACGATATGCAATGAATGCCCACTCTTTGCTAACGGCAAGTGCTTAGAAAGCGCAATGGAAGATATATCTACTATTGACTACGGTATCTGGGGTGGCACGCTACCCAACGAGCGCCGCAGGGCAGTAGGTTCTAACATTGATGCCGATATATGGCAATCACGTTTACGCCATGAAGCAGATAAGAAGGGCCTAGTTAAGCCACTGGTCACACCAAGAGAAAGGCCAAGGTCATCATTATGGGAATATATGGACGCAAAGTCACTAAACCGCAACGGGTCGGATTGGTCATAGCACTAGTAATCACATTACTGGTAGGCATTGAAGCCCTTAGCGGGCAATCTACGGCTGTTAATGACCATCTCAGCACCCCCAAGCACTTCGCCAGAGTGATGTATATACGCCAGGGCGCCACTGTAAAGCAGTGGCAGTGCCTTGACACTCTTTGGTACATGGAATCTAGGTGGAACTTCCAGGCACGCAATCCATGGGGTGGAGCCTTTGGTATTCCTCAGGCTCTGCCAGCCAGTAAGATGCTGGTCATTGGTAAAGATTACCGCTATAATTGGCAGACACAGATTAGATGGGGCTTGTTATATATCAAGCACCATTGGAATAATAGTGCGTGTAACGCACTCCGACATGAGTATCAGAAAGGATGGTATTAGGATGGAAAAGAAAGTACGCATTGCCGTTATTGTTGTTGCTATTCTCTGCCTTTTTAATATGCTAGTGGTGAGTAAGGTTTTTGCTTTACCTGCAAAAATTAAGCCCACGTGCATCGAAGAGCAGACACAAACCTATATCGGGACATGGAAAATAACCGATACGCAAGATCCAACCAAGGATCGCATGGGTCATTTATTACCCATAACAACATCCACTTGTTTAATTTGGTCGAAAGGATGAGCATGACCCACGATGAATTGTTGGCAGAGATAGACGACAACTTCACAAAGTGTGGAGATGATTGTGAATCTTGCCGTAGAGATAATGCTTCTTGGTTTGCCCTTCGTGCAGTAGTGGAGTTGCATAAGCCTAAGTATTGGGAAAACATTCACGACTCTAGTTGGAATGGCAATGATTGTTCCGTTTGTTTTACCGATGGCAATTTGGACACACCTTCGTCAATGGTTACTTACCCTTGCGAAACTATCCAAGCGATTGAGAAGGAGTTGAAGTGAGAAAGAAGCCCGAGAACATCCTGCATGACCCTGAATTCATTAGATGGGCGCTACTATGGGTCGCCGTTGTAGCCATCCTGCTTGCGTGGGCAACTGTATGAACAGCCACGAATTACCATTAGTATTCTTTCACATTCTGGCTAAGGACAAGGCCAAGATCCTGCCATATTGGTTAGAGCAGAACCTGGACAAACTAGATTACCCACGCGATAAGGTTATTTTATACTTTCGTACTAATAACAATAATGATGATACCGCCAAGATTATCCGCCAGTGGGTGGATGATGAATACACCATGCGTAGCCCAGACTATGGCTACGAGGGCGATTGGGCGCACCATGATTGGCATAGCATCATAGTCAATGATGAGGATGTGCCAGAACAGGTACAACGATTTGGCGTACATGAGTGGAACGCAGAGCGATTCTCGGTACTGGGTCGCTTACGCGAGGAAGGTATAGCCGAAGCACGAACCTACCCAGAAGCCTTCTACTTCGTAGTGGATGTAGATAACTTCATATTACCTGGCACCTTAAAGGCTCTTGTAGCCGAGAATAAGCCCGTTATAGCACCATTACTGCGCTACGCCGTAGCGGAAGGAGAAGAAACACATGCAGGTTACGCAAATTTCCACCATCCAGTTACGGAAAATGGGTACTATCAAGACAGTGAGGAATACTTCGCTTTGCTTAACGGCGCAGTACGTGGAGTATGGCCCATTGATTTGGTACACTGCACCTATCTCATCCATCCTGGCGTCTTAGGCCATATTGCATACCATGATGGCACCGAAGATTATGAATATGTAATCTTTAGCCGTCGCCTGCGCAATGCAGGCATCGAACAGTACCTAGATAACCGCAAGATATACGGATACTTAACCCTGTGGGAGAATGTAGATGCCTGCAAGTACTGGATGGGGAAGTTGAAATGAGCGCCAAGCCAACTGAACTTAAGAAGTTAATTGCGCTATTGGAAGAAGATGCCGATAGCGCCGAGAGTGTCGCTAAGGCCGCATGGAACTTGGTTGAGGATCTTCTCAATTTGCGCCAGCGTTATGTAGTCTTTGCCGTACATCCTAGCCTCAATCTGATACAGGCAGTCGGCCCGTATGATACCCAAGAGAAGGCCAGGAAGGATTACGCCAAGCGCATAGCCGCCTACGATAATCAATCCAAGGCTCACCTGGCACTCTTGAGATTTCCTGATACAATTACGGAATGAAGAATTAACGGGGAGTTATTAGTCCTTTCGCCCCGTTATGGTTGCTCCCTGTACCATCCTCACAGGTTGTAGCGACAACAAGTAGACCCGCCTCGGTAAATCCCGAAGCGGGTCTTTTGCTTTACTCCCCTAGTAAACTTATAACTTATGCAGGACGCCCCTAGCGTCCTTCCAGTAGCCATATCCGCCCTTAACAAGCGTGAATGGTGCTGGCGGTACACCTAGATAAGAATAGGGCTTAGTGCCGTGCGCATCGTCATAGAAGGTCGGTGTAGTGAAGTCTGGCAGTACGCCATTGGTAAGGTTTGCAGTACCACGAAACAGCCCTACGGTATGATCGCATGGCTCCATGAGCCAAGTACGGCCTTGATTATCTGGCGCAGACAAGCGATTGATCTGCGGATCTACTAACATCTCTGCCAATTCATGCGCTGCGACACTGATTACCCCAGGAGTAAATCGTTCCCCATGGATAATAATGTTCTTCAATTTAAGCGCTGGTGAATAGGTGCCAAAGATAGATCGTGAACCGTAAGCATCTGCGCGGATATATGCGATAGCAGATCCGTTAAGCATCTCATGGTAGCCCAAGGCTACCTTCTGCATTGCGGGATTTGGGAACTGATCCACAATAACGACATTCTGCTGGCCTGCTACGCGAGCAGGTGCAATCGCAACTGTGTTAATCGGTAAACCATATCGCTGACATACCAAAGCAGAATACTGCGTTAATATGTTCGCAAAGTTTGTTGCATCCAATAGGCTAATTGGACGCTTTGATTCGTTGACTAGATTAATTGCCATGTTTCTCCTTAATGATCTGTTGAGTAAAATCCGCTGGTGTTAAATCTGACAGGGGTAGGATGGAAGATCCTATCCATAAGGTTAGAACAGCACATGGGTGCTACCGCCTCGGCGTGGATGCTACGTTCTAGCGTCTGAACGCCACCGCAGGTAGCGCAAAGGTAATCATACTGAGGCATTGACAATAATCCTTACTCCTTCTAGCAAATCTTTTTTACAGTTCGCGCAGCGCTTACTTGCGCTATTTAAGCCCTGCCCCCACCATCCTTCTAGCCTATTGGTGCAGGTATTACATACTAAAACATAATCATTCCATGGATCCAAGATGCTCGCCCCCTATCGGACACTTCTCTACGCAATTCCATATCAATTCCATGTAGCCCTTGTCCTCAACGCGACGTATTTCAGTAAAGCAATCAGAGTCGTGGATATACTTAGTCACTCTTCCCCCTTCTTGAAAGGATTGGTACCGCCCAATTTATTATTAAGACGGCGCAGCGCGCCATCTACTTTGCGGTGTGCAGTGGTATCACTTATCTCTAATTGTACCGCAATCTCCGCAAAGGTAAGGTGCTGCTCATACTTAAGTTCTAGCACGTCCCGATCCATCTCATCTATTTGGGATAAACCACGACGAATATCAATAATCTGGGCAACATAGTTGCCACCCTCGGCTGGGTTACCAGATCCAGATACACGCTCTCCATCCTGTTGCTTCGTCTCAACGACTGTACCCCAAGCGTATGGCAGTATCTCTGATAAGGTAAGCGGATCGTAAAAATGCTCATCTCTAATCTCATAGCCCAACTTCTGGGCCTTTTGCCTACGACAATACTTATCTGCTTGGCGGGTGAGCGTTTTACCTAGTTGCTTTACACCCCCCCTGTAATCTTCTGGTGTCTGGTCATGGCTAAGCCAGTCTTTGACCTTATCCTCACGACGCCAAACCCATGTAAGCAATTCCTGGCGCACGTCTGCCACATCGAAGTAGACGGAATACTTACGATGCACCACACGTGCTACCTGTGAGGCTATTGTACTAGCCTCTTCTAGCCATTCACTCACAATAAACTCGATGGGTCATGTAGGAATTCCTGCTTTACCATGTAGGTAGGCATGCGGATCTTCTCGTCCCAATGCTGTTCAACTTGTGCCTCGTATCCCCACATCCAGCCGACGATATTGGCCGTATTGTAGTTAGGTAGCGTAACAAGTAAATACTTACGCTCTGGATTATCGGATGTATTAATTGCTAATTTGCCAGTTGTATAGGCAGTAGTGCGTACTTCAAACTCGCCCACATCGCCCATCTTACGGTCTTCAAAAAGAGAGAATGGAAACTTATCCACCCATCTGCCTATGGCAATCTCGCCAAGACAACCAGATACCTCACGTGCTAATTGCTCCACCCATGTCGGGGCAGCGCCTCTTGAAGAGTCGCTACCCACGGCACGGTTAAAGTTAAATCGCGCTACGGCTTCTGTCATAGCGTAGGCGATATCACCCGCAGAGAATTTTATGACTACCACTTGAATATCTTACCGTCTACCTCAAAAGATTTATTGGTGATAAACACTATCTTTGGATGGACCGTTGTGCCATCAATGGTGAGTAGACCAAAGGCTTGCGCCCATGTGAATAAACCACCCTTGATATATTTGGCATCGGCCACGTTCATCATGTGGCCCACTTCCATGCCATAGGTCGTCTTCATCTTGCCATCTACCGCCTGGGTGTAGTGCGTTAGGCCAGCCCTGTGGGTATGGCCGCAGATAACACTCATACCACTACGCTTAGCCAAACCAAGCGCCGTAGCGCCAGCAGTAGGCTGGACATTACCCTGGTCGCCATGCATCATGATCCAACCTGGCGCAATGTCCATGGTTTCACCATGGTCGGTGATACCAAGTTCCTTGTACTTCATAAAGTTCTCAATGCGTAGTTCTGGTGCCTTACGCAAACCAGGTGCCGCCATGCGTACCTTGTTATACAACCTATCGCGGTGGTTAGAGCGCACAATATCGGTAATCTGCAACCGCTTCATTACTTCAACGGTTTCATCGCGGTCTTTGCCGATGTCTGATTCCCATTCCAGTTCTGTACCCTGGCTCCATTTGGAGATACCCTGAAAGTCAATCTCATCACCAACGCAGGCTACTTTGTTTGGTTGGTACCATTGGATGAATCGCCCGAAGGCTTTAACCGCACCCTTGTCCTGAAAGGGAACTTGCAAGTCTGGGACGATAACGATTTTTTTCATTTATTCTCCAAATAGAAAGCCATTGCTTCGGCGCGGCGTTTGCCTGCTCGTTTAGAATTTTCGCTTAACGTAACTGGTTCTAAATGATCTGGATTGACACACTTAATATTGTAGCACAAATGATCCAAAGTAAGACCTTCTGGTATATCGCCTTTGACAAGGGTGTAGGCAACCCTGTGGGCTTTGACGGTTTTTCTTTCGGGATAGGATTCTTGGAATATTCCATAACCATATGTGTCTATAGTCGAAGTCCACACCCAGCAAGTAACAGTTTTATTTACTTTTGCCCAAAATCTTTCATGCCAATTTTGTTTACGTTCTTGAATGACAAGTCTATTTACGTCGCCATTACGCTTTAGCCGATAATAGTGCATAGCACAAAGTGACTTGCCTTTGTTGAATATTTCCTTTTTGCAGTCGGTTACGACGCAGGCCATTTGCCTTTCCTAACCAATAGAAAAATCGCACTGTAGTTAAGAAGATCCAGCAGGGTATCTTCAATAGATTCGTCATTAACATCCACCCCTGGGTTTTCTAAAATGTGGTTAAGCCTTGCCATTTTGTCCCACATGCGTACACGAAGGCCATTCTCAGCCCCACCAGGGGCTTGAGCAATGTTCTTAGGTCCATACGCCTCATGCTTCTTAAGAAGCAGATTGCCAGCGCCATCCATGATCTTCCATACTTCTGTTGCAAAATTATTATCTAACTTCACTCTCGAATCCCAGGGCAGCGGATTACCAACGTTCCCGTGGATATCTCTGTCGAAATAATGTGAAACCCAAGATCCTTCAACAGTTGACACGCCAGGGTAAGGTCCTGTAGTTTTGTCATTCATTGTTCTCTCCTTCTTGTCCTCGGTAGATCCAGTCATGGCTATCCTCGTCCAGTTCATAGTAATACACTATTGTATCACCCGTGTGTAATTTTTGTTCCATTTCGATTACGGTCAACGCCCATAGTTGGGGCGGGACTGACGCCCCATCCTTTGGCCCATACATAAAGGAATGCATTATAATTTTACCGCGTCTTCCTCATCGTCTCCTTGCTCCGTTTCGTGAAGGATGTACGCAACTAATTCTGGGTTATCACGCAAGACATTGAGAAAATGATAGCCGATAATATCGCATACTTCTTCTACATCAAAACGTTTGCGAGTGGAGAAAGGTGTTTCAAAGATAACGGCATGAGTAACCTCATGCACGAATACGCGCAATAATTTATCTTCTGGCAAATCTGGACGTAGTTGAATTGTGTTGGTATCGGAAGTCGTAATGCCATAAATATCAGGATCGGTTAGGTCATATTTGACCTTATACCGCTGTCCAGATACGTTAATGGACCTTGGCCGCCTCATTATGCATTTACCTTATCCATAAACCATCCCGAACCTTCCGATAGGTAGACATCATTAACATCCTGGTTAGGTGGTAATTGTACCACAGTGGCAGTGTTTAGGTCCTCTTTGATTCGTCCTGCTAATTCCTGTCCAGGATTGCGACCATCTTCTTTAACGTCGTTGTCGGCAAAAATGAGTATACGTGTATAAGACTCAAAGAGTTTGGGAAACCAGGGCTTCCATTGACTGACTCCCGCAATGCCAACAGCAGGTATGCCGCAGAAAGACGACACGATAATCGTATCAATCTCTCCCTCGCAAATGGCAATCGTATCAGAGTATTTATGCAAATCACCAACGTTAAATAGCCCAATCTTTTGACCCGTAGGCCATAGGTATTTAGGCGTACTATCACCAATGGCGCGGAACTTAATGCCCACAACGCCAGCAGGAGTGATGTAAGGGATTGACAGACGGCCAACTGCATGCTCATGGCCAGCACTAGGCTCCACGACGCTTCCAAGAAGGAATGTACTTGCCACTTCCTTGGTTATGCCGCGTGCCTGTAGGTAAGAGACTGCCTGTGGTGTTAGAGCGTTGTGGTACTTTTGCGCTGATTCCGTTAGCGATTTTCTCTGCTCTGCGTTTAACATCTGTAAACTCCTTAATATCCTCTTTGCGTTGCACTAAATCATACACGTCCCCAAGCAAATTGCAAACCAAACAGTTAAATACTTGCTTATCCAAATTATACGCCGCACTGGCATGAGAATCCTCATGCACCACGCACTTACAAGCCTGCCATCCGTGACGCTCTATGACGTGGATGCCGTAATGCTCTAGCACGGCGCCAAGGTCAGGCTTGCTTATCACTTAACAATCCCCATGCATCGGCAATAAATTCTGCCCGCTTGTGCGGAGCGCCGCCTATATGCCTTACTGCTTCATTGGCTTGCCGCGCTTCGGTAAATGGCACCCATTCCTCGTCGCCAATGCTGTTGCAAGAACAACCAGCGCCGTAACGGATCCACAATCTCCCATCGGGAGATTTGCCAATCTCTGCTTCGGACCATTCGTAACTTGAGGAATTATCGCAAAGTCCCACTTTAACTTCTATTGAATCCTTAAACTTTCGTGCTTCTTCAGCAATGCGCTTATTTTCTTCCCGCCTTGCCAATTCCTCTTTGCATTGCGGGCAATCTTCAATCGCTTGAATTGTTAACACGTATTTGTAGGTATTTGATGTATCGCCCATACGCTTAAATGTGTGCATTTCATCTTTATCGCAAGGGCGAAAATGTTTCTTACCCGCTTTGTTAATTGTGTCATAATCTTTATCGTTAGGTATCTGTATCGCAACTTTATCCACAAGCCTATATAAACTATTTGGATCATTTAATTCTTTACCGATTAAATTCACCCATTTTTTGTCGGGAACAATGCGTTTACGATTCATGTCGCTCATTCACCCACTCCACTCATTCGTAGCCAAGTATTCAAATCGCTAATTACCCACGACTGGTCAAGTCCTGCCATACGGCGTTTGACGATGACATAGGCTGGTGGAACTGGCGTGATGCCTCTAGCCTTGGCATAGTTGGCAGCCTCGGTTGTAGCCTCACGCCAGAACTGTGGTAGATCCATCTTAGCCGTAGCCTTAAGTTCAAAAACATAAGGCTTACCAGCGACAAACGCCACGATATCACCCTCGTCATCTTTACCCGCTAGGCGCAGACGTTCGGCGTTAACTCCCTTGGAGCGTAGCCACTTCAAGATACCAGTCTCAAAGGTTGAGCCTTTCTTCTTTCCGTAACTACTCACTGCATCTCCCTTGAGGTTACACCGACGCGCATTTCGCGTATATCTGAGTATATCGTCATTCTACTTGCATCCGCCCATAGCGTTAAGAAGTTATCACCAGTGGCGCTGTGCTTAGCAAACCTGTTCTTTACGCATGCTACCCGAAACTCGCCTGAATGTGGCACCAATGCCACGGTAAGGATCATCTCTGGTAATTGTGCAATCTTACCTTGAATAGATTTACGACTTGGTGGCAAGTCTGGCTTGCCTTCTGCTTCACTTGTATGGTGCAACAGTACCACAGCCGCCTCTGTTTCACGGGCTATATGGTGCATAGCCTTAGCAATCTCGCGTAGCCCAGACCAATCATCGCCAGCCATAGATACCACGTTCATAGCGTTATCTACAATAATCATGTGCGGATATTCGCCATACGCTTCTGCGTATGCTCGTATTGCTAAATCAATTTCATCCAACGTTGGTGATGGTGCAAAGTCAAACTGTAGGTGGGTAACTGCTTCCAGTTCCTGCCCGTAGAAGTCCTGTCCAGCACCGCTTGAAAATGCTTCCTCAACGGTATCTGTTTTATGACCCGTAATCATAGATGCTGCTCTGATTGCGGTTGTGTAGCCGTCCGTATCTGCTGATATGTACAGCGTCGGCACTTTCATCTGTACTGCCATCCAAAGAGCCATGAGCGACTTGCCAGCATTAGGTGCGCCAGCAATCATTGTCATCTGTCCTCTGCGAAACCTAATCCCCTCTTGTACAAACGAGGGGAATAAGTCTGGTAGCAGTGCATAATCATTTGTGCTTTTCGCTGCCGCTTGGTGTAGTGACAGCATCGCTAATTACTTTGCGAAGTTAGGCTCGCACTGATCTGGCGTACCCTTAGCGGTAGGACAGAAGTAACCCTTCCAAGCCTTTGGTGCGCCAGGCTTTGACTCACGGAAGGTACGTGCGCCATGCTTGCATTGATCTAGTGATAACGAAAGTGGTGATACTGGTGCTGCTGGTGCATTGATTGCGATACCGCCAAGACCTTGGGCAATATGCGCTACTGCGCTTTGACCAGATAAAGCCCTGGATGTACTAGCAATGAGGCTTGCAACATCACCGATGGTGGTGAGTTGGGCTTCTAGTTCTGCCTGATCTACGGCATAAACGTTGATGAGTGTGCCGTCAGCCAACTTGAAGTTGACCTGTAACTTGGTTGCTTCACTTGCCATTTTATTTTCCTT